TTCCAGCAAGGCTTCCTGCCGCTCGCGCAAGCGGTCCGCTTCTTCGCCCACGGCTTGGTACTCCGCTCGGACGCTCCCAAATGCGCGGACAAGAATGGCCACCACTGCAATCACCGCCGTTATGCCTGCCAGTATCCACCCAAACACAGGAATTTTCATTATGGCAACGGACATGGCTTTAAAAGCTATGGATAAACCCTTGGCCCCCAATGTCAAGAGCTTGCTTTTAAATGTCACGGCAGCTAATGCCACGCCTTTGGCTTTTAAAGATGCTGCAAGCTTTGTGTTCTTTGCCGTCAGGAATGCTACTGCTTTTCCAAGCTTGCTTTTAGCGAGAGCGTTTGCATTATGAGCTTTGGTGCTTGCCGCTATTGCACTTGTATTTACGATTGTGGCATTAGCCCGGATTTTTTCCAAGGCGGTCATTTGCTTGCTTGCGGCTTTTGAGGCTGCTAGAGCCTTTACCCTTGCATGTTCAGCTAAAGCCGCAGCTTGTGTGGCTTTTACGCTCTTTGCGCCATGCACAACTCTTGCCGCTTCTGCCTTTTGTGCAAGCGCAAGGGCTTTCTTTTCAGTTGATACGGCAAGGGCCCGCGCCTTGGATGCCTTTTCTGCAGTTGCTGCCGCTGCCGCATTTATTTTTGTCAGCTTCGTATTCGCAACAGTGGCAGCGTTTTTTAGCTCTGTTACTGTCTTTACTGCAGCAAGCGTAGCACGGAGAGTCTTGAAAGCAGAATGCGCTTTGCCCGCGATTCCGACAAGCTTGCCTGTTATAACAAGCACTGGGCCTAATGCTGCGGCTACCAGACCGACACGTACAATAAATCTCTGAGTGCTTTCATTAAGATTTGTGAACCAACTGACTATGTTGCTGAAAACCCCGATAACTGCTTGCACTTTTGGCATAAGGTGCGTGCTTATCTGGAGCATTAACTCTTCAAATTTCACTCTAAGCATCGCAACGGAACCAGCAAAGCCGTCTTGCTGGATGGCGGCCATCTGGGACATGTTGCTGTAGCCCTCCGCCGCGCTTGAAGCTTCGTACATCACGGAAGCAAGGTCTCCTATCCGCTCGTACTGCGTCAGCATGATGTCCGCCACGGCAAGCCCGTACTGGCTGAAACCTAATTGTTCCAAGGTATATGACCTCTGCTGCTCGGTCATGTAGTGCATGCTAAGCCTTAAGTCTTCCACGACGTCCAGCAAGTTCCGCTGAGTGCCGTCGGCATAAAACGCACTGATTCCCAAAGCATTCATGGTGTCCGCGCTTCTGCCGGATTGTGCGGTCAGCGTTTGCAGCACGTTAGCAAGTCCGCTGCTGGAGTTTACGGCATTAATCTGTTCCTGATACAGGACGCTGAAAAGCCCTGCAAGCCCCTCCGTACTCATGCCCACTGCATCTTTAATCGGCGCAACTCTCCCCAAAAATTTTAATGAGTTGTCTATCGACACGCCCACACGCTGGTAAGCAGATGCAAGAATGTTGGCAACGGAATAAGCTTCCGTGGAATCCTTCTGAAGTTTCACAAGGGCATTACTCAGCACATAAGAACTCCTTGAGAGGCCATTTCCCGTTGCGGTTGCCAGTATCATTGAAGTGCGCATGATGTCGGTTGCGTGCGCAGCGTCTTGCCCTTCCAGGGCAATGCTTGAATACGCGCTTGCTATTTCCCTTGCAGTGAACGCGCCATAATTGCCCGACACGGCAAGCGAACGCATGGACTGGCCGAGGCCCTCCACTTCTTCTGCGGTCATGCCCGTTTGTGCTTGTATTGCACCTAGGGAGTTCTCAAAGTCTGCGCCGATGTTAATTGCCGTTTTGCCGATTGCGAGGAGCGGAACTGTCACTTTCTTTGACATATTAGCGCCGACTTTGCCCAGTTTTTGGCTTAGGTTTGCGAAACGCTCCTCTGCTTTTTCAAACGTCTTTCCGAAATTGCCAGCTATTTTCGCTCCCAGTACAAAAGCAATAGCATGAGATACAGCTGCCATGCAACACCTCGAATCTTTAAATCAAAAATGACTTGACTATCTTCGTGAATTAGTTATACTTAACACATGAAAGGGGCGTGCTGGTGATGAAAAAAATGTATANACTTAATGAGATGGCGAAAATCGAAAAAGACAGCCTGGCAGAGATAAGGCAGTCAGAGGCAATTTTGAAGTTTAATGAATGGATACTTGAAAACCCAGGCAAGCTTGAGATTGTTGGCAACAATGAGCCTCATGAGCAGAAAGGACACTGCATACTGGATAGGGCCTGGGATTCTGCCAAGTCCTTTGTTTCCGGCATTATTTGGATTTTCATTATCTTGAGCATTATTGGTTTAATTTTCGGCTGAATGCCCAAACTTAACAAACGGTCTGATGCCCAAAGCGGACATCAGACCGTTTTTTGGTTTCTTGCGCGCTTATACGCAAGTTCGCGCTCTTCGCACAGTTCATTGTGTATTTCGGATGTCTGCCACAAGTCGTAAAGCCGCATTTCCTTCAGCTTCAAGTGGCTTGTGGACTGCATCTCCATAGAGAGCTTCAGGATTACCCTGTTGAGTTCTCTGAGGTCTTCCCTGATGTCGTCGAGGGGGCTGCGGGGTTTTTCGGCGGCTTCGTCTGCCGGGTTGACGGATTTCCAGACTCCGTCTCGTCCTCCGTGTTCTCGTCCTCCTCCTCCGAATCCCCACCAAACAAAAAATTCTGCACAAGCAAGCAGACCTGTACATAATCCCTCGCGCCCAGGGAGCGAATGAGCCTCACGGGATAGCCGCATGCCTTGGCTGCCACGTGCGCTTGGTAAAGCTTGTGGGTTTCGGGTACCACCATGCTTTCCTTTTTGGCCAGCATTTTTCTGGCGTCTCGCTCGGCGTTCTCAAGGTCTATGGCGTTTAGGTCATCGAAGTTAAACGCAAGCTCCGTTATTTCTTCTTCAAGAAACTTTACGGGCTTGTAAAGTTTGTATGTTTCCATTGGGTCCTCCTATCGTCCTATGTTCCTGCGGGAACGCTCCAAGTAGTCAACGCCGTTTATCTCGAAGATGTAGTTGAACTTGTCAATCAGCAGCACCCGTCTACCCGCCACTTCTATCTGCAGGCGGTCCACTTCGTACTCAATGCTCGTGCCGGTGTTGGAAGCCACGGCAAATGTGCCGAGGTTCGCGCTTTTTGGCGTACAGCGGAACACGGCAGTCACGTTTTGGCTGGTGATAACGCCGTTTTGTTTGAACTGCACATCGCCCATCACGGTAAAAGTATAGACTTCCGGCGCAGCGTAGGATATGTTGTCGCGGGTTAGCGAGCGCCAGTTGAACGTTGCCGTGAGCGACTGGACATGCCCTACAGCCGGGGAGTCAACCTCTCCCGCTACGCCGGCTCCCACAATGCTTGTGGTCATATATGTCAGCGTGGGCAGGGTAACGTCCACGATACCCGCCATGTTCCTGCTGTCCACATAGCACTCAAAGTTTAATAACTTATCAGGTATGTTCATCCTTTACCCCTTTCTAGCCGCCAAACAGCGTCATAAGATGCTGCGGGTCGTATTGCAGAATAAACTCGGCCTCTTCCAAAGGCGGCGGCGGAGAGATTTTTACCCTGAATCTAATAGTGCCGTCCAGCATGCTTACGATGGAGTTGTCCTCCGGCAACAACAAGATTTCACCGCCAAGGATAAACTGCCGCGCGGTAAGCTCGTTTAGCCACGCTTCGACACTGTTCTTGACAGTCTGAATAACCCTCGGCACAAGCGGGAAGTCCACTTTTCGCCAATAAGTGAGGACAATCGTGTTTCCAATCCAAAAGAACATCCTGCGGATTGGAATGAAAGCGTCCTTGGGGTCCGTGTTTCCGGGGAATGCCGCCGTGCGGTTGCCCCATGCGGTCCAACCCTTCGAAAAGTTGAGCGCGGTCACAATGCCGTTTCCGCTAAGGAACGTCGCCTCTTGGTTGCCCATCACAATCTCCTCGCCGTCCGCATAACAAAGCCCGTTGATGTTCAGGTTTTGGTTGGACGGGGAAACATACGGCGTGTTGCTGTTTTCGTTATCCGTGCGCCCTATGAGTCCGGCAAGCTGAGTCGAGAGGTTGAAAATCAATGCACCCAGACGCACTTTCGGATAGCAAAGTATCTGGCCGGGGAACACAAAGTTGTTCCTGTTCTTAAAGTCCGGCGCGCTCGTAAATGGCAGGCGCGCCATTTCCCCGTTGCTGTTTTCGAGCATTGTCGGGATGTCGATTAAGGCGGGGCAGCGGAAATGCCCGTTGATGTTCGACGCCCTTGTTTCCATGACGGCGGCGAGCGTGGGGTCTCCCGAAGCGCCAGGCGCAAGCAGCAAGCCCGGCACCAGCCTGAACTTTGGATAAATGTTGTTGATGAGCTCCAACCCGAATTTTTTCTGGGCCTGCACGTCATATCCGCCGATGTAGTCCCAGATATCGACTTTCTCAGGCGCAAGCTTTGTGAAACCGATAAGAAGCGAGGTGTTTTCGGTCATGCCGTCCTGCACGTCAGCCTTGGCGTTAAGCACGACAAAGCCGTCACGGTTAAAAGCAAGTGTGTAATGCTTTTCCGGCTCGTATACCCTGCCGTTTGTGTTTCGCACCGTCACCGTGTCAATTAAAACGCCGTCAACACGGATTACCCCAACGCGCCCGGTCAGCCTAAGTTCATGGTCACTGACCGCTTCATTGTGGATTTTAGGGTCAAGCACGTTTATGATGACAAGCGGCGCAATTGCGTAAAGCGAAAACTGGCTAAAAATCACCTCGCAAGCCGTGTAGTTATTCCAGATTTCCGGCTTTTGGTGAAAACCGAATGCGGCAGTCGCATCCCTGGTGTTGAAACACAGCCTTGGCTCATGCGTCACGGCATAAGGGTCACGGCTGAGATGGACGGGTGCCGTGACAAACGCCACCGGCATTGCCGAATCCACGCTTACGGTTGGTACAAGAGGGGTTGGGTCTTCCGAGATGAATACTCCGTGTCTAAACGCCATCTTTCAGCGCCCCTTCCTGGACTTGGATAGCTACGGAAAGGGAAAGCCTGTGCGCTTCCGTTCCGGCAATCGCCATGTCTAATTTGAATTGCGGGAGTTGTTTGCAATCGATAAACAACTCTTTGAGTTCCGGCAGCTTGTCGAACAGTGCATCGAAATGGCTTGGCATTTCGGTAAAAGTGTCGCCGTGAAAAAGCCCCTCCATGAGATTGGGCCCCATGTAGATGACTGCCCCCGTTAATTTTCTTCCTGTGTTTTCTGGAGGGGGTTCAGCTTTGTCGTTGGATGTATCCGTATCAACATCGGGTTTCACGGGAGGGCTTTCCGGCACGCTTCCGTTTTTGCCGGGTTTGTTTTTTTTGCTTGCACCGTCAGATGCTTGCGTGTCATTGCTTGTTACATTGTCTTCCAGCATTTTGTTGCTCCCTTCTAAAAGAATTTCTCGCCAAGTGGTGGCAGTGGATAGGCTATGTGCCATCGTGTGCGGCAAAAGCCCTCCCAGTAAGGGTAAATAGGTTCCGGCAGTATTTCCGCTTCAAAGAAGTCCGACACCAACATGAACCTCTCATCTATCGTTTGAGCGGTAAAAAGCGCCAGCCGGGTTGTTTCGATGATGTTCCACAGGTCCCGGTAACCGCCGCCATCGTCTACTTTCATGCCATCGCCATCGTATTCGATGCCGGCAAGAACACCGAACAGAATCGCAACGGTAGCCACTGACTCCCTCTCGCCGCTGATGTTTTCCACCCTTTGCAGCCAAGGCAAAATGAAAGCTATTTCATCTTCATCTTTACCGCTTATGCTTTTTGGTGTTAAAGCACCATTGCGGCGCACGACCGGCTGCATAAGAGTTTGTTCTTTGGGTTCGGTTTTATCCTTACCGTTTGCAAGTTTGGCAGGCAGCTTAAACTTTGCGGCTACGTTTGCTTCAAGAAAATCGCATACGGCATCGTGCAGTGCCATGCTTGTCATCATATGCCTTCACCCCGGCTTTCTGCGAGCAGTTTCTGGATTTCTTTATCAACTGCGACTTGTAGGGCATATTCGGCGCCGCGCCCAACTGCGCTTCTAACATCGGGTTCGCTCAGCATTTCGGGAACGCTGAGGCCCCTGGCATGGGTCAGGCGGTTTCTGTAAGGCCCTATGCGCGCATATATGCCGCTGCCCCTGCTGCCCCTGTCACTGGGCAAATCTGCCAGGAACGCTTTGCTGACCGGATGTTTCGCACCCTCCGGATGGTGGGCGTCAAGATGTCTGCCGCCTGTTCCGTCGCGCCGTGGACGCAAAAACACGGCTTTTCCGCCGCGCTTTCTGGGCATGGTGTTCGGATCGTGGGCAAACCATTTCGCAAGCCATCTCCTGCCTCGCCTGCCGACTGTCACGGACAGGTTGCCCGGCTTTGCCCTTGCTACGTACATCCTTTTGCCGATTAATTTTTTGTCTACATCAAAAGCCTTGACTACTTCCTTTGGCGCGTTATTGCGAACCGATGAGCCGGCAGCATTAAGGGCACGCATGAGCGCTTCCTCTGCGCCGCCCTTAATATGCCTAAGCCTTTCCAGAGCCTCTTCCAAGCCATCGCCTGCGATGTTAAGGGTTATCTCGTCCATGTCAAAAATCCCCCCTTAACGCCTCAAGCGTCACTTCCAGCGAGCCCATGTTTTCAGAAACGGCAGAAACCAAGTAGTCCTCGCCGTCAAAATAGAGTTCCCT